GTGCGCCCGTAAGGGCATATAATAAATATAGCTTTGGCAAGCTATTAGGTTCGTGTTCTTTGAAATAATAACCTATCACCAGCCGACTTATCCATTCAACGAAAGACGATGGGGAGTGTAGCATGTCGGCAAAGCCACGAGTAGACGAACTGTCAAGTCTTGACCCCGAGTGGCAAGGTGAAAAGATAGATATGAGGATAAAGCCTATACTGGTTGAACGATAGTCCGAGCGGCTCGATGGTTAAGCCTTAACGGAAGACAGTTACAGACGTTATGCTGTGATACCCAACTTCTCCTTGGAGGTCGATNGGGCAAAAGAACTTATCACAGAGCAACTACATACATAGTAAAGGACGAAAGTCGTATCCGACAATCTATCATGCCAATAGTTATTATATGCTTTAACGGGGATTGCCTAAGTGGGGAAACCCATAGGGCAACAGAGCTTCCGTAAGTAGTCTGAGCAAGGGAAAGCCTTGTACATGGCGAAGGGAAGCAGCTTTATCGTTTAATGTCCTATCTCGGAAAATGTGAGAGACATGAAAAGAAATCCAGAGAAGATATTAAACAGTCTGACGCAACATAGTTCCGACTTGGAATACAAGTTTGAACGTTTGTATCGGATACTGTTTAATGATGAGATGTACTACATAGCCTACCAGCACATATATGCCAAACAAGGCAATATGACAAAGGGAGTTGACGGGAAAACCGTTGACGGCTTCAGTGTGTCCCATATTGAGCAGTTGATTGATACGCTTAAAAATGAGACGTATCAGCCGAAACCCTCACAGCGAGTTTANATNCCNAAGNAAAATGGNAAGAAGAGNCCNCTNGGTATNCCCTCATTNANGGACAAACTTCTTCAGGAGGTTGTCAGAATGATCTTAGAAGCTATTTACGAGGGCAGTTTTGAATACACTTCGCATGGTTTCAGACCACAACGAAGTCCGCAAACTGCACTTTCAAGCATTCAACGNTCATTCAACGGTACGAAGTGGTTTATTGAAGGAGACATCAAAGGCTTCTTNGATCACATCAACCACGAAATACTGATAGCCATTCTGTCAGAAAGAATNTCTGATGAGCGATTTCTTCGACTCATCAGAAAGTTCCTGAATGCAGGATATATNGAAGATCAGGTATTCCACAAATCATACAGTGGAACTCCGCAAGGTGGTATCATCAGCCCCATATTGGCTAACATCTACCTTGACAAGTTTGATAAGTATATCAANGCCTACATNAAGCACTTCAATAAGGGGAAAAGACGTAAGGAAAATCCGATTGTAAAACGTTTGGGGCAACGTAAAGCCAAGTTAGTTGCGGAATTACGAAACACAGTTGATNAANCAACACGTCAGCTGTTGNTAGCTAAAATCAGAGGAATTGTCAAAGAGAGACTGAACTATCCTGCCGCNGATGAAATGGATGATAGTATCAAACGACTGAAATACATAAGATACGCGGATGATTTTCTGATTGGAGTAATTGGCAGTAAACAAGATTGCATCCAAATCAAAGAGGACATAAAGCAGTTTATGGCCGACAAATTGAAATTGGAACTATCTGATGAAAAAACGCTGATTACCCATGCAAGAAAACATGCCAAATTTCTTGGATATGANGTCTTTACNGCGAAGTCCAATGATGCACGCAGAGATAAGAACGGTCATTTGACAAGGTCATTAGACCACAAGATTGTCTTATATGTAACAACTGANACGATGAGAAAGAAACTTCTTGAATATGATGCNGTAAAGATTGTCANGCAAAANGGGAAAGAGGTTTGGAAGCCAAAAGGTCGTTCATATATGAGATGTCTTGATGATTTGGAGATTATAAGCCAATATAACGCTGAAATCATGGGGTTCTATAACTACTACTCGATAGCGAACAACAGCCCGGTTATTGACTCGTTCTATCATATTATGGAGTATAGTATGTACAAGACATACGCCGCCAAATACACTACTTCAAAAAAGAAAATCATTGCGAAGTATAAGAAGAACGGCGTGTTCTCCATACCATACACAAATAAAAAGGGATATGAGGTCAAGCGTGAGTTTTACGACAAAGGTTTCAAACGCAAGGGGAACTACCGAACCGCTATTTGAATGACAGAAAAACATTAGCAGTATGTTCTGCATGTCATCACGAAATACATTCGGGGAGAAAGTTAGACTGAATGATAAGGTGGAGAGCCGTGTACGGGGAGACTTGTATGCACGGTTCGGAGGCGAGTGCTTGGAAACCTACCATTGTAACAAATGGCAAGGCGTCGGGTGCTTAGCCTATGGTGATTTGCCCCGGAAGGATCTCCGTGAAGCCATACGCACGCCCCCACGAACGGTTGCCCTCTCGCTCAGCCCCGAGGTAGCCCATCAGAAGCAGGTAGAAGCCCGCCTCATCGTTCATGCCCTTGAACGTGTCATGCAGCACGAACGAGCCGTTTTGCCCGTTGGCTTCGACACGGGCGTAGAGGCGATAGACCTTATCGGCGGCCAGCGCCTCGGAGGTAAAGTCCGCCATCTCCCAATAGCGATACAGCGACGGGTCGCGGCGCGAGGTGATGGCCTTAACGCCCATCGTCATATGCTTCAAGAAGAGGCCCGCAGCGCGGATACGTATCCGTCCGCCGACAAACTCCGGGTACACCCCGACCACCTTTTGCGGCGCCGTCTTGCTGTCTACGAACACGAATTGCAGTTGCTCGTGTCCGACGATCAACTGCATCGTCTCGATGGTCACGGGATTGATAGACTCCTTGAACTTGTCGGCGAAATCCTTCTTCAGGTGCTCCTGCGTCTCCTTGACGTCTTGCCATGTACGCCGGCTGTATCGCACCATCTCCTCGGCCCGCTCACGCGCCGCCTTGGATTCCTTCTTGATGTCGCTCAGCTCCTGCATAAAGCGGTTACCCTCGAGAAAGTCGCTGAGCACGATCTCATAGCGATACGGCTCTTCGTTGTCGTTCTCGATGAAGCGCTTGACACTTGTCACGCGGATCTTCCGATCCAGCTCGAGGCGTGTGTCTCGGACGTGCATCAGCTCGCCACATTGCACGTTGAGTGAGTGCTTCGCGAATAAGACCTCGTCGCAGACCACGGCCAGCTTCGTGCGGTTCTCGCATTTGCCATCGAGGTACTTCTGAGCCGCGACCCGAAGCTCCTCGGATGCCTTATCCACGTAGGCCTTGGGCATCTTAATGCCGGTCAGAATAAACTTATCTCCGACCGCGAAATGGATGTCACCGGGCACTTTGAGGGCACCCTCTTCTTCCACCTTAGCCAGTTTGAACTGCTTCGTCTTGTTGTCCCATGAGCCTTTGACGATGTGTAGGTCATAGCCTGCCAACCCGCCGTCTTGAAAGGTGACGGTCGGCTCTGTGTTGTCTATCAGTTGCGCGTCAAGATCGAAATCGATTCCCGCGGCCTGCAACGTAAACTCGTCCACGCGCGCCGTGACGGTAAAGACGCCGTGGGGGTAGATGTCCTTAAACTGCTTCGGATGTTCGATCACACCGTACTTGTCGACATTCTTCTCCAGATAGAGTGCACCTCCGGGGAGCTTGAGGTACTCCAGCGCATCCTTGGTGCCTTGCGCTGCCATGTTCTTGTCGGAGCCGTAGGCGTACAGGCGCGTCAGTGGGGGCACCTCCTCGACGGCTGAGAGTGTGATGGATCGGAATCCCCCGTCCGTGCCCTGTGAATAGATGCGGCTGCCGGGGCGATCGATTTCGCGTCGTCCGATAGTTAGGGTGCGATCCTGCACATAGAACTCGGTCTCGAAGCGTGTGGCGATCTCATTAACAACTTCGGCGCACGTCTTGTCCTTCAGATCGAACGTCTCGGCCTTCGTCTCCACACAGCTGCCTGCCTTCCATCCGGCGTGCACGCGGTTCATGGATCGCACCACGATGTCCAGCAGCTGGCTGGCCGTGCCGTTGTACTTGCTCATGTTCTTACGGAAGTCGGGCTTCTCGTAGGGGAAGGCCACGACGTCGTGCAGTCGGTACATCTCGTGGTAGAACTTCACGCGGTACGCAAAGCCGCGGCTGACCTCCTCCTTCGTGACGTCTTCGCGGTGGCGGACGTAGTACGTCTCACCCTTATAGGTGATGTAGTCATTCACGGTCAGCCCGATCGGTTGCAGGGTGGTGAACTCCACGTAGGCGATCCGGGCGCCGTTGATCTCCTCCAGCGTGTAGGAGGCGGCGCCGACCCACACGTCTGCGATCTGCTTACCTGCTCTATAGATGATCATTCGGTGTTGTCTGTTTTTGGTTCTGTTTAGTGGTCTGTTTGGGGTGGGTGGTGGATCAGATCCGTCCACCCTTGGCTACGCGTACGGGCCGCATTTCGCCCGTCTCGAAGTCTCGTATCATTCTGTACTCCTCGCCATCGTCACCCTTGGAGTCATCGCCTCGCTCCATCTCACGGTTGCGCTTATTGACGGTGTAGCCGCGTTCACGCATCAGGGCCAACATCAGGGCATAGGGTGCGGCGAGGGTCTCTCGGTGGCTGTATCCGAAGGCCTCGTTGGCGGCTGAGAGGAAGCCGAAAGGGCTTTCTGCGTCCAGGCGGTCTTGTTCCGTTGAAGGGCTATCATCTCCTCTTCTCCGAGCGGGCTCACAGCTTTCAGGACTGTGATAGAGTTGGAAAAAGACTGCACACCGAGGCGGTACAGGATGGCGTTAAGGAGCACGTAGAGGTCTCGCCACGTGGCGCTCTCTTGAAGCGTCTCTCGAAACCATCGGGGCATGTCGCCCGGGCGGTTGTGGATCCCAAGGCAGACGATCTCGAAGACCAATTCGCCGTATCGCTGCATGACCTCCAAGGCGTCAGCAGACGGAGTGCCGTCCGTCGTGGGCCTGTCGTCCTCGGGCGCGTCGCCCTCGGGCTTTGGTCGTGCGATCAGTCTTTCGACGTCCGCCTTATCGATGGCCGCCAGCAAGGGGCGCATGCGAAACCATGTGCCCACGGTGATGGGTTTGATCGATATGGCTTCGCCCGGGTTCTTACCCTCGGGCACGTTCTGGAAGGCAAAGGGGATCACCGCGGGCGTGTCAGCCAGCGTGGCGGTCTCTTGCATCAATTCGGATACTACACTCATTTTCTGGGTGATATGGGTTGTTGGGTGTTTCGTTGTTGTTGCCGGGGGAGTCGTGTTACCCTCCCCCGGAATGGGGTGTGTTTTGTTGTTGTGTTTGTTGTTCGGCTGCAAAAGTAGAAGGGACATCTGCGATCACCCACTACTCCCCGGTGGGGCAGGTGACTTTGATCTGCATTTTGGCTGCGTGCCACGTACCAAAGATGGCAGTGCACGCCGTGCAATCCCTGTAGAAGACCTCCGACGTGGTACCTCGTTCACGCAGGTAGAGTGGGAATGTGCCCGGCGCTGCGATGGCGTTGTAGAGCGCGCTCCAATTGTGTATGAAGTGATCCAGCGTTGGAGCCGCGAGATCGATGTAGAGTGTCCAGTCGGCAGACTTTCTTCGCGGTGCGTCGAGATGAAGTGTCCTGCCGTCGTTGTACGGGGCTTTCAGTTCAGCCGGAGCGGCCGCCGCGCCGATATAAACATCGTCAAGCGACGCACCATAATCTCCAAGGTCTACACCCCGAATCGAAGCCACTCCGCGCGGAGTCTGTGGCACGGGGGTGGGGCCTACGACCATGTAATAACTCGTCCGTATAAGCCCCGGGAAGGTGCGCTCTTCCATCATTACCGTAAGTGTGGCGCCGGCTCGATCGGGGGCAAGTAGACGGTGCATGACAAGGCCAGAGATAGACACGTAGCGAAAAGAGAAAAACTGTCCCATCCCAAAGTCAAACGTATGCCAGTCTGGGGCGGCCAGTTTGTCAACAAAGGCCTTGATGCGCGCCTGTAGGTCTGCCTCGCCATCGCCAGCCAAGAAAAAGGTGAGCTGTAAGCGGCGGCGCTGCAAGCGAAAAAAACGCAGGTCGGCCTGTATGCCGTGCGATTCGGCAAAGTCTGTCTGGTGAACCGCCTCCCGTGCGGGATACTTCAGAATGTTGCCGAACGAATCCGGAGAAAGCGTGGCTCCGAATGCGTCGTAAATGTTTCGTCCGTCAATGAGTGTGTGGGTCATAATCCGAGTCCTCCTCCTTTGATCTTTACACCGCTGTTATTGATTGCTGTAATACTCTCGGCCATGCGTCGGCTGGTCTCTTTGATCGAGGCCGTATGGTCGGCCACGGTTTGAGAGAGCTGTGCCACAGTCACCTGCGTGACGTGTATTTGCTGCACCATATCCTTAATCGCTGTGACCTCTTTCCAACCTGCGATTTGAATCTCACGCAGCGCCGCGAATGATTGGCGGATGGAGTCATAGTACTCAGCCACGCCTCCCCCCTTGCCGCGACTCTCATTCATCAGCCGTACAATCTGCTCTATGGACACGCGGATGGCACCCATAACGCCAGCAAGCAGGTCGATGCTTTCCTGCGAGGCTTTAGCCAGCGCTCCACGCATGGAGTTCTCCTTCGTTTCTTCATAGTCCTTGAGTCCCGTCTTGTCGAAGGCCTCCTTCTTCTTTTCGGCGAGCTCTTTGTAGATCTGCGTGAGCTCGTCTTTGGCTTCTTGGAGTTGTTTCTGATACTCTTCGGCGCCCATCTTTTCGCGGTTCTTCATGAGGTCCGCAATTCTTTCGTAAGCCTTTTTGATCCGCGCCTCTGTCTTCTTGTCAATAAGGCCTTTGATAATGGCGTCTCGGAGGTGCCCTTCAATGGTCTTCCCGAGATCTTTCGATCCGTCGCCCGCCTTCTTCAGAAAGCTCTCATACTCGGAAAGCAGCCCATCGAAAGAGACACCCGTAAAGCCGGCAAGGGTCTCGTCTTGCATCTTTTTCTCATCTTCAAGCATTTTCTTTCTCGCAGAAATGGCGTCCTGTGTACTCGAATCGAGCACCTTCAGAAAAGCACTGTGCGTCCTTGTGAGCATTGTTAGCTGTTCAAGGGTGAGCTCTTGGGCGTAATTCGCAGTGTCCGTGAGCAGTCTTTTGACGTCTATGCCGTTTTTCTCCAATGCTTCCACGTCAAAGCCCTTTACTGATTGCGGCCTGTACCCTCGATCCCATTCCATCTCGAAGTATCCTGCCCCTTGGGAGCCGCGCTTCTTACCCTGAACCACGTGCTTGTCCCATCTGTAACGTTTTTCAGCGCTCTTGTATCCGTTGGCTTCGGGGGTGTTTTCCCAGAACCGATTATAGTTGTCGAATCCACCTCGCTGTTGCACGAATCCCAGTGCGCGGTCTGCATTGTAGTATCCCGTACTGTGTCCGTCCCCATCGTTGGCTTTCTTAGAATTTCGGTCTCTGGTCTTCTCCTTGATAACCTCCAACTCTTCAGCGGCGATGTTTGCGGCCTCAGTGGCAGCCTTCAGCTTCTCTTCGATGCTTCCGTATCCCTTTACGATCTCCATACTGGCCGCTTTGGCTTGATCCAACCATTTCAGCTGAGACTGATAACTCTTTTCCATTGCGTCCGTCCACTCCTCTACCTTGCCGATGGCTGGAATAATGGCAGAGGCTGCACCCACAACCGCACCGGCTACAGCTCCCCACGGGCCGCCCACACTGGCACCCGCAGCGGCAAAGCTGGCTGCGTTGGTGATGGCGTTGCCGATGGTGGAAACCACCTTACCGGCCTTGATGTCGCAATCACTCATGGCGTTTCCCAGCTGCGAGATGATGCTACCCACGCTGCTCAGACCGCTGATCACACTGTTGAGGGCGCTCATCTGCTCAGTGGATCCATTGACAGACTTACGCAGCTTTTTGAAGTTGGCGATCAACGCATCAAAGACCTTTTGGTGTTGAATGCCTTCGATCGTATCGTCCACCTTCTCGAGATCAGTCTCGAGGCCCTCTAAGGTTTGGCGTACCAGTTCGGGGTCTCCGAGCATGCGCTGTAGCAACTTTGCTTTTTCGGCGTCTACGGTGCCCTCTGCTCCCTTCGTCTTAAGATACTTGATGGTGTTCGCGATCTCAACACGCACGTTTTTCGCCATTTTCAGGACCTGCTTCTCGGTGTGCTTGAAGAAGGTCTTGAGGTGGTCATCTTTCCCAAGCTCCGATTCGGCGGCGGCCGCCTGCTTCTGAATCGCTTCCCGCCGGAGGCGTTCAGCCTCGTTGGTGCGTCCTTCCTTTTCGGCGTCTGCGATCTTTCGGGCGTATTCGCGCGCGATGGCAGCTTCTTTCTCTTTGTAGTTACCAAAGGCTTGCAGCATCTCGTCGTAGGCTTCGGCCTCGCGGCGTTTCCACTCGTTGGTGGCGTTAGCGCGTTCCTTCATGTTCTTTTGATCCATAGCAGCTTTGGACGCCTCGTAATATGCTTGCTGATCTTCGGTCAGGGCCTCTTTTCCCGTGAGTGCCTTGTTGGCCTTTTCGAGTTTTTTCTTCCATTCCTCGATCTCTTGAAGCTCTCGTTGGTAGTCGAGATCAATCTTTTGGAGCTTCTTCTCGAGGCCCTCGTTCATCATCTCAAGATCGGCGTCTTCGATGCGCTTGCGTGCGTTGCGGGTGAGCTCTTCGATTTCGGCCATGACTTCGGCCACTTCTTTTTGCTCTTGAAGGAGATCATTCACTTGATTGCTGTGACCACCCACTCTACCTGTTCCTTTTGGTTGATCATACGGCTTGCCTGTGAGGGTCTTGTATTTCTCGTTGAGCTCGTCAAGCATCTTTTCCTGTGTCTTGATGACAGCCGGATCCAAAAATCCCATTTGTGCAGTTTTCCTATTGATAGCAAGCGAGGCGCTTACTTGTCGGATCTTGGCAGAGACTTGATCCACCGTTTCAAACGTGTTCACGGCTATTGCTGCGTTCCCTTTCTTGTTAGCATCAACCTCTTCCTTCTTGTTTTTTCTTGTTTTAGCCAAAATACGATCTCTACTAAGTCCGATTTCTGCCTGTGTAATAGTCTCGTCTGCTACAATGTTGTCATTCACGTTTCGCGTAAGCTGTTCATACTCTTTTCCCGCAGTTTTCCCCTTCAAGAGCATGCTAACTCCCAGTGTGGTTATAGCGTTGCCATAAGAGGCCGTCCAGTTTAAGAAATTCCAATACCACGGCGCCGCCTTTCCTTGCTCGGCCTTGTCTTTTCTATCATAGGACGCGGCAAGTTCATCAGATAGAGCCTCGAGCTGTTTTTTTCGCGCGAGAGCTTCGATATAGCCATTGAGAATGGTCGTTCCTTGCGCTGTGAGAATGTTTGCTTGATTCAGTCCGGACAGGTATTGCGGGTTGATAGCGATAAGCTCCTTTAGGACGCTCTCTTTTTCTTCATACGAGGTGTTTTCGTTTCGAATAACAGCCACGAGGGAGTCAATTTTTGCGCGCTGATCAGAAACGCTTGTAGCGGCACGCTCCATTGCATCGTTCACTCGCTTTTGAGCCAACTCTAGCCCACCAGCCTCTGTCGCTGCTTTATAGAGAGCTGTCGCCATTACACCAATGGCCACGGCGGCGGCTGCGTACAGGTTGGGGACGAGGGATTCTGCCACTTGCCCCAGCTTTCGAGCAAGATTTCCTTTTGCTTCTGCCAAAAGCTGCGTCTTAGCCAACTGTCCAGCCTCGGCCATTGCGAGAGCTTTCCCCTGCTGTACGGCTTCTTTTTGTAGTGCGATTGTGCGAGCTGTAATGGCTGCCTCATAAGCAGCATATTGTTTTTGGATAGCCATCACGGCGATCAGGGCTGCCTTGTAAGTACCATACACAACCACGATCTCACCGATCTTTTCTCCAACCTGTGTATAGTTCTCCACCAGCGACGTTACCCCGTCCAAGGCTTTTGCAATCACGCCCTCGCTACTCTTCCCGATGTCGTTAAACATCATCTCTATAGCGTCGCTTAGGTTGGAGATCTTACCAGCGATGGTCTTGGATTGCTCTTCCATGAGGTTGTAGAACTTTCCACCCTCGTTGGTGAGCGATTCGAGGGCCTTCTGCACCTCCGGGAAGCCCACCTTGCCTGCCTCTACGAGTCCCTGCACCTGGTCTTTGGTTACGCCGAACTGCTTAGCTAACTCATCGGCAATGGGGATACCGCGGCCCATGAACTGCCGAAGATCCTGTGTGAAAAGGCGCCCCTGGGTCATAGTGGTACCATAGAGGTATACGAGATCGTTCAAGGGAATAGAAAGCCCGGAGGCTATGTTCCCGAGGCGTACAAGGGTGTCATTCACTTCGTTTGCAGCCACACCGTATGCAAGCAGCTGTTTGGCGCCGCCTGCGACCTCCTGCATACCAAAAGGCGTTGTGGCGGCTGTACGGATAAGTTGCTGCATCAGACGGTCGGCCGCCTCCTTGTTCCCGAGCATGCTCTTGAAGGCTGCTTCAAGTTTTTGGAACTCTCCACGGACGGTGGCCACCTTGACGGCGAAATCTTTGGCGGCGTCCAGCGTAAAGGCTACTCCCATCATGGCGCCCACGCTCTGGGCCGTCCGTCCCAAGTGTTCGATAATGCCTTCTGCCTCGCTTGCGTCGCGGCGGAGGCCACTGTTATCTATGCCGGTGGCCAAATAGAGGGCACCGTTGTAATTGATTACTCCCATTGTATTTGTGTCGCTGTTTAGTTGTTAGTGTGGTGATGTTATCGACGCGTTCCGCCTTGGTGGGCCACGCGACGAATAGAGCGGCCGGTGTAGTTGCCATCCAGCGAGGCGTAAAGCTCGGCCAGTATGGTTAGGGCGTCCGGGGCGTCGTCGTGGCGGTTGCTGCCTTCCTTCTTGTACCCGGTGAGGTTGTCCATGAAGCGGCCGTACTCCGAGGCGCGGGTGTACTCGCTCTGATCGAGGAAGTGAACATGCTGCTTGATCCATCCGGATTTCATCAGCATACGCGTCTCCTTGTTCTGCGTCGTACGGCGGGGCTCGATCGTGCAACGGCTACGCGGGACGGCCAGCTTGACCAGACGGGCCACCTCGAGGGCAAAGGCACGTCCGCCATTGTTGGACTCGATGCGCACCATATCCACGGCCCGTTCGATCAGCCGCTCGGCCAGTCGAGGGGCGGTCACCTCGATGCCATCGCGGGTAAAAAGCGCGTCGACAAGGTAGAGTTCCGTGCCAAAGACGAGGGCGAAGGGGGCGGCAAAGAAATCCTCTCCAAGGTCGGCCGTATCCACGGCGGCGATCACACCATCCGGCGTGCGCCCGGCGATGTCAGCCCGCTTGAAGCGCTTCAACTCACCCGACGGGAAGAGCAAGCCGCGGGCCTCGTAGGGCTCTTGCATGTATTCGGCGGCCCAGATCGATTCGTCGAGCTCAGCGCGCAGCTGGCGGTAATATTCCGTGGTGTGGACGTCAGGACAGAAGGACTCTCCGCGCTCGTCGAGGGCGGGTATGCGCACGATCTCGTCGTATAGGCCAGCCTCCTCCATACGCCCGAGTACATCGTGTGCGCTCCAGCGGGTGCCTATATCGATGGAGCAACAATGGCGCTCGATACGGCTGTCGTGCGTGCCCTGCTTCCAGCTCCAAGTCTTCTCGTTGACGGTCTCCGAGAGGGCATCCTCGAGCGACTTGTAGAGGTCGTCCGTAACGGCCAGCATCGAAGCGCCGAAACCGATCACGGTGCCCCCTACGCCACCGCCGAAATAGCTCACCTGTCGGGTGCCATCGATCTTCCAACCGCCGACGTTCTGCGCGTTGCGGCGTAGGCGCACGTCGGGGAAGACCTCTGCGAATCGGCGGCTGCGAAGGATGTCCAGCGTGTCGTAAGAGAGCTTTTCATACAGGGGGCCGGAGCAGGTGTTTCGCATCACGCTTTCCAATGGGTGGCGCCCAAGCATCCAGGTGATAAAGACCGTGGTGAGGTACGATTTGCCCGCACGTGGTGGAAGACTGACGGCCAATCGGCGGAGGCGCCCCTCGTCGTAGGCCCGGGCAACGCGCTCGAAGGCATCGGCCACGGTTTTTAGCACCGGGCGTCGACTAAAGAAATCCCCATCCAAATAGAGGCAGTAAGCCCAAAGCTCCACCCGAGCGGCGCGTCGTTGAAGCACCAAGGCAGCCTCGGCGCGGAGCATCAGGCGGTCGCGGTCTACGCTATTCATCTGCGCCCTCCACCGCCTCGGCGGCTTTGGCACGGGCCCTCTCGGCGGCTACCCCCTTGGCGTCGTTGATAATCTTCAGCAGTTCGTCGTTGCTGAGCCGCTCCAAGGGCGACCGGTTTGTGGTGATCTCGGTCGGTTGGTTGGGCATGCCATAGAGCCGGTTGAGCAACGTCTCGAGGTTGCGCATCTGCTTGTTCTGGTAGTCTCCATAGATGGACTTAGCCACCACGAGAAGAGCCAGCGGGATGTCGCTCCGCTTCATAAACGTTTTCAGGTCGGGGATACTCATGCCCACGATATAGGCGGCGGAACGCTTGAAGTCCTCCAGCGACAAGGCCTCGCCGTGCTCCTTCAATATGGCTAAGGCTATCTTGAAGGCGGAGGGTTTTCGGCCTGCGTTTTCAGGGCGAGTCTTGAAGATCTTCTCCGGGTTGCCGGAATGGCCCTTCTTGAAGCGTCCATGCTGGTCTCTTGCTCCGGTATCAGGAGTTTTCGGTTCGTCTATCATGTTGTATTTGTTTGCGTTGATGGCTGCAAAGGTAAAGGGCACACGGCCGCGGGGCGGGGACGTGTACTCCTTGACTCTTACGGTAGCCCTCTCGCGCTAAAGTCAAGGAGTAAAGTCAAGGAGTACGCCCCGCGCGGCGCGGTCAAGGGCCCAGCCGGATGGGCAGCCCGGCGTGCACCCAAGCCAGGAGGGCGGCGTCGCGCATGTCTTGCGAGGTGCGCCGGGTGTAGCCCGTGAACTGGGCCAGCTCGGCGGCGGTAATCTTGCCGTCCGGGCCCCGCCAGCACTTCTGCAAGGGGCGCTGCTCGACGGTCTCGAGGCCCATGTGGCGCGCCATCTCGACGATCTTACGGCCCACCTCGTGGTTGCGTCCGGCCGCGCGACCGATGGCGGCGGCCTTACGGCGACTGTCTCCTGCCTGTACGTGCCAGTTGGAGCGGTTAAGCCATCCGGCCTCTACAATCACGATGAGAGGCTCTCCGAGGGCGTCCGTGGCCTGCTTGATGGCGTGCAGGTCGTCGATCAGTTCGGGGAACGTCTTTGCCTCGCAATGCAGCTCCCGGGAGGGGAGGTGCAGGAAGGCTACGCCCGACTTATCCACGTCGGGGTCGATGGCGACGATATGGCGGGGGCGGTTTTCTTCTTTCGGCTCCATTACTCCACCTTTTCACTTTCAAGAAGGATACAAGCAAGAGCTATCAGTGAAGCAAGATCATTTAGCATGATGAATGCCATATTGATCAAAGCTGCTTTTGAAATATCCCCGGGTTCGCGAAACGTATCTCGCATGTCTCTCACGATTAGCCTGTATATGCCTTTAAGTGAGTAGTGATTTATCACTGCTGCGATTGCGACGACTGCGATCTTTACTGCAATTCGTGTGCTATTCATATTCTTCTTCGTCGGATTCGTCTTCTTCCATTTCAAACGCCAAAACGTCTGCGATTTCTGTCATACGTACCACACCAAAGAGGCCGTAATTGATTAGGTCTTTATACTGATCACCGGCAAACTTATGATAGCCTTCTTCTGTCATACCGCCGACCCTATACTGATTCTCGATGCTTTTAATTCGTCGAATCTTCGTGTAGATCATATCGGCCAAAGTTCCGATTCGCTGTTCGCGCCAAAGTTCGCCGTAATCGGCGCCTTTATCGCTTATCAGTGAGAGAGCCTCTTGCATTTTACAAGTGTGGTATCTCACTGGGGAATCTGGAGACACTCCGTTTTTTACACCAAAACCGGCTTGTCGCAATGCGATTACACCGTAATTTACTACAGCCGCAAACTCATCGCGTACGCCTTCAAAGAATGCGAATCCCAACCTCTCACTCTTATCCCTGTCTGTTAGCCGCTTCTTTAGGATGGTGGCTTTCATAAAGAGCTGGTCGGTTATGGTCTCGGGGTGCATGTCGCAAAAAGAAGCACCGTAAAGGCCGAATTTCTCTTCGAATATGCTTTTGCAGAATGATACGGCGCATTGCAGGTCGTACGGCGCCTCCGATTTAGTGGCTTGCTTTGCTTTGGCCTTTTCAAACTCTTCTTGCGTGAACTCTATGTCGTTTATTGACTGCGTCCACCAATTATTCGGCCTTTGGGGCGGCTCGCTTGCTTCTTCCTTTTCTGCTTTCAATCTATCATCACACGCAGCTGTAGTATTTACTTCTATTTCGTCGGAACTTCCCTCTATACATATCCGTATTTGCTCGCCCTCCGCGTCGTGGCTTGCAGGGGTTGGCGCTTCCTTTTCAGAGTTTTTTGGTTGCGCGGTTTCTTCTTCCTTCAAACACTCGAGCGATTCTTCAACTGTTTTTCCGTCGCATATAGCCTCGAGAACTTTACGCAGTAATCTTCCATCATTTGAAGGCACCCACACTCTATCAATGAAGAATATAAAATCCTTTCTATCCATCATGTATATTTCCCTCTCTATTTCATTATTATACCGGTTAAGGCCTGACAATACGAAAACGAAAAGAATATGCCCGTTTTGTTTGGTTGCTATGCGAGATTCTATAAACCCACTCTTTATATCTTTCAGGTCTTTGCCTTGCTCTACGGCCTCGATAATCCAACGAACTGTACACGGGTATTTATATCCCATCTGCTTCAACGTCTCAATACTAAGCCCTGTATTGTTTTTGCTGTTTTCGTTTTCCTCTTTCATCTCTATATCTGTTTTATCAATCATCTTCCATTCCATCGTTTGGTGGTAAAACGCCGTACCCGAACCGGATCCGAAAGGTCACGGTGGCCTCCATGACGTCGCGGGAGAACCGCACCACGTCTATTTGGTTGTCAGGGTTGGCCACGGCCGCGCGGTATTCCGCCGTGATCCTTTCGTGCCGGCTGGGGGCTTTCGTTTCGTTGTTTGTTTCCATTGATTCGGGGTGGGGGTTAGAAGGGTAGATCATCCTCGCCACCTCCGATGGGGGCGGGTGCGCCGGCCGGCGAAGCTGGGCCTGTTACGTGCTGGGTGGCGGCTGTCGGCTGAGCCGTGGCGGCCGGCTGCTGTGGATGCGCCGCGGGCTGTGTGGGGCTGCTGCCGCAGAGGTAGACTTCGCGGGCGTTGACGTTGATGTCTACGCGCGTCTGGCCGGTGCGGTCGGTGTAGAGATTGTTGCGCATCGTGCCGCGGACGAAGACCTTTGCGCCTCGCTTGAGATACTGGAAGGTCGAACCGCCCTCGCCGTACCAATAGATAGACAGCCACGTGGTGCGTTGCGTGGGGGACTCTCCGGGTTTCTGTGCGCGCACGTTTTCGGTGTGCGCCACACTGAAGCAGACGTACTTCTTGCCTGAAAATTCTTTCACTTCGGCATCCTTTCCGAGGTTGCCAATTACTTCGATTTGTAGCATATAGGGGTTGAATGATGTTGGGGCCTAACGGCCGGTTTATTTGTTTATCTGTTTATGCGTTGAGGTGTGAAATGAGGGTCGCCCGAGACCTAAATCCTGTTTTTGGTGCGAAATGACCCTCGCCGCGGGCTTCAAATCAGTTTTTAGCCCAAAATGAGGGTCGCCGCAGACCTAAATCCTGTTTTTGGCCCAATCCGAGGCTCATTTTGGACTCCAAATCGGTTTTTGGTGTAAAACGAGGCAAGTTTTGGGCTTCAAATCAGTTTTTGGCGCAATCCTCGGCGAGTTTCGGGCTTCAAATCGGTTTTTGGTGCAATCCTCGGCGGGTTTTGGGCTTCCGACTTCTTTTTGGCGCGAAACCCGGCTTCCCGGAGGTGCCTTCACCGCTTGCAGGCGGCTATGTTTATGCGGTGAATAACCTGCTCGGAATAGGTCAGGCTGCCTTCGTATCCGCGGGCGTAGAGCTCCCGCATCAGCTGGCGGGGCGTAAAGGCCTTCAGATCCGGATTGAGGGGCACGTCGGGGCGCTGCATGACGACTCCGAGGCGTTCGGCCGAGGCTTCGTCCAGCGCGTCCTCGAAGGTTTGGCGGGCGTCTTTCAGCCGACGTTTGCTGTCGCGGAGGCGGCGTTCCCTGGCGATGCGAAGGCGATAATAAGCCTTGCTGGAGGCCTTGGAGCAGGCCTTGCAGCTGTTCTGCAGGTTGTCCGCATTGTTGGTGTTGCGGTAAAACTCGCTCACGGGCTTCACGGCGCCGCAATGCGAGCAGCGCTTCGTTTTTGGTTGGATGGATTCCATTCGTAGGGTGGTTATCGGGGTTTGATAGATACTTGCTTACACGCCCGTGTGGCCAAAGCCGCCGCAGCCGCGCGCCGTCTCGTCTAGGGCGTCCACGGGCTGCCATTCGACGCGTTCGTATGACGTCACGACGATCTGCGCGATGCGGTCGCCATCGTAGACCGTGAAGGGCGTGTCGGAGAGGTTGGCGAGGATGATGCGGATCTCTCCGCGGTAGTCGGCGTCGATCGTGCCGGGCGTGTTCAGCACGGTGATGCCGTGCTTGATGGCCAGCCCGCTGCGTGGGCGGACTTGCGCCTCATATCCGGCTGGGAGCTCGATGCGGATCCCGGTGGGGATCAGTGCCCGCTGCATGGGTGCGAGCGTTACGGGCTCCTCGAGCGAGGCGTGGAGATCCATCCCTGCGGAGAGCGGCGTGGCGTAGCTGGGCAACGGGTGGCGCGATGTGTTTACGATTTTCACTTTCATCTGTGGGTTGTGGTTATGGGGTTTGTATGGGGTCGTCGGTGAGGGGGATCAGCTGGCGATCCTCCGAAAAGGTGTAGATGGGCATGCCGCGTTTTAAGGCCACGTGTCGCTCGATCTGCGCACCGCGTGATCGTTCCCACCCGCGAAGCATGCAAATGCCGTCACAGCGCCTGAGAGTGGCTAGATCGGCGCGCATATGCTCCGCCCACGTGGCGTCCCGGTGCAATCCGTTGTCGATTGGGTTCACTGGGTGATGTCCGAGGTCGCGGAGTCGACGGGCGGCAATGGCGAAGCGTTTGACGGCGATAGGGTAAGGCAGGCCGGTGATCCGGCCGCTGATGTAGATTCTCATTTCGGGGTTGTGGGTTATGCAGTTTGGGCTTCAGCTTTCCGGCGGATGGCGTCGGCGGCTTCGGCCACTTTCAGTTGGCAGTATTCGGCATAGGTGATGGCGCCGGCCGAGGAAGCCTCACGGGCGGCGTCGCGCTGTCGGGCGACCTTTTCGCGCTGATAGCGATCCAGCTCCGAGCGGCGGTCGCAGAGGTAGGCTTGCAGGCCAGAAAGCACCCGCTGAGGGTCGACCACGCCGAAAAACTCGCCGTAATGCCCTGCCTTGAAGCGATGGAAGAACATCATCAGCTCGGCCGTTTTTAGGTAGGGCACCTCGACCAGCATCATGCGAGCCAGCTCCTGCATCTGCGGAAAAGTCATTTTGCGGCTGACCCCGCAGAAGTCGTTCAAGTTTTCGACCTGTGCCATCAGCCACAATTCGGCAATCTCCTCCGTGTAGGCGGCTCGAACGACCGAGAGCGTGGGGGATGTGCCCATGTAAGCGCGCTCCGGGTAGCGCGCGACCAGCGGCTGCACGGCAGGATTAAGCAGCTTCAGGAAAGTCTGCGCATCGCCGTACCGCTTACGGGTTTCCGAAACGCGCTGCATTAAGGGCGTCGGCTTTGGCGCAGGCGTTGGCAGCCATTTCGGCGAGCTGTCGCTTTCGCTCTGCGTTTTCAGCGCGCTCTCTATCCATTCGGTTTTGATACGTTCCATTGATGTTTGGTGTTTGTGGGTTGAATTGTGGGGCGTTTGAGGCGTTGGCGTTTCGTTTCTGCCAGGTCACGAGGGCAGCCCGCCAGCTTTTCATGGGGTTCTTGCCCACCTTCCAGCCGTTCGACTCGTAGAAGGCAATGAATGATTCCGCGTCCACGCTGTAGCCTTTCTCCGTGACGTAGGCCTGCACCTCTTCCAGTGTAGGGCGCTTCATCGGTGTGCGGGCCGGCGAAGTGGGCCGGGCGTCTGCTGGTGTCGGCACCTCTTCGGCCTCCACGGTTTCGATCTCCTCCACGGCTTCGGCTTGCAAGGTTTCCGGGCGAGCTTGCAAGGTTTCGGAAGAAGCATGCAAGGTTTCCGTCGACATCCCATTGTGATCCGCCCTGCCGGGAACATCCGCTTCGACGCTTTCGGCCTCTACGGGCGTAAGCCACGCTTCGAGATCGCTATCCGCATCCCCTGCCACCGATTCGTTTTTGCGCGCACGCGCCATAAAAGACACGCTTTCTTCTTTTGCTTTCTCTTTTTCTTTATAGGGGGTTATAGGGGGAAAGGTTTCTTTTTCTCTTTCGTTTTCTTCTTTGATTTCTGCATCGGGGGCGGCTTTATGCGATTCGCATGCTTTTTCGATGCGATTCGCATGGTTTTGGGATGCGATTCGCATACCGTTCTCAGCGACCCAACGCATGGAGGCGGCATATTGAGCAGCCTCCGAACGCTTACGCTCATTCTCTTCCGCCTCGTTGACGTGCCTAATCAGTCGCTCAGAGTAGAACTTTTTGCCGCCGTCGGTGGGAGTGAAGAGTCCGAAGTCTTCGACGATAGACTTAATCCGGCGCGCACTCACACGCAGATCGAAGGCCAGCGCCTTATAGTCTTTCTCGAGCACACAGCCCGGGGCGGCTTGCAGCATCTCTATGAGCATGAAATAGACGCCGTATCCCTCTGCGCCGTATCGGATGCGCAGGGCGATGAGCTTTTCATCGTTGCGGGCGTCGCAGTCGTGATTGAAGTAAGTTTTCTTGCACATGGCTATGGGGTATGTATAATTGTACGCGTGCGCGCGTTTCTATTTATCCGTGTTATGTGGGTTGCATGCCCGAGAGTCGCATGTCCTCTTTGGCCTTACTGATGAGCGTGCGACACCAATCGAGGCGGTGCACGCCGCAACGGTTCACGCGTTCGGCGAAGTCCACCAAATAGCGCTCATCGGCGCAGAGGCTATCCACGATGGCGTTTATCGCTTTCGCAGTGGCTCCGCCTTGCTTGGCCGTCTTTCGGAGGGCGTCGAACGTATCCTCCTTCATGCGGGTGTTCAGGTGGTGCTTAGCGTCGGCTAGGAGCTTTCCGGATCTCGATATATACGGAGCGAGCATCTGTCCGTACTCGATCACCTTGGAGACCTCTTCGGAGATAGTTTCTTCTTCGCACGCCTGTATCGCCTCCAGCTCTCGAAGGATTTGCTCTTTTGGCGTTATATGTAATTCCATTGTGGGGGTATATGCCGGGGGCTTCACTCACCCCCGGCTACATGATTCATAATCCTTCCTAATCCTTCATTGATTATGAAGAATGGGTTGCGTCAGCGACTGTTTCCTTTTTGGAAATAGTCGTTCGTTGTAAAGTGATCAGTGCGTGCTCTGCCTCGCGGAAGGCGGCGCGAAGGATGGCGCAATGGTGCTCTTTGGGGGCGTACGGCATGCAGTATGATTCGTCGCAAAACTCTACATCGAAATCACCACTATCGATTCTCTTGCTTACGTAGCGGAATAAATGGTAGAAAATCCTTGAGGAATACAGTGCAAAGCGTTGCAGTATGGGAGACGTCAAGCCAGATTTTATTGAGTCACACAGGGCATTCAGCTGCCCCATATCCACGCCTTCTACATGTAGCCAAAATCCAGTGTTTGCAATGTCTATGTCTTCGCCATTGCGTCCAGCCACGTATTCAGTAAGCAACCATGCAAGGCGCAGTCGCCTTTCGCGGCTGTGGGTCTTTATGTACTCCGCGCGGGCGCGGTCGTATGCCTCTCTACTCATATTCTGTTGCTATTATCAGCATGTACCTTAATCCTTTCTCTATCTCTACAAATGCCCGACGCACAATCGCTCCTGCGTTGGGTGAGTGTAATGCCTCCATGCGTCTGCGAATCATTCCTTTTCCGATTTCCTTCATTCCGGGCATTTTGACACTTACGTACATACGTATCGAGGATACGATGTCGCATGCGTAAAACAGAAATCTTTTTAGCGTCGGGTATTCGTCAAATGGGTTGTATTCCTCGAGCAAAGACTCGCAAAATTCATCTAACATGTAGCCTAATTCGTAATCATTCTCGAGGATTTTTCCGCAATCGGGTTGAATGTTGCTTCTGTAACATAGATCACGCTCAAACTTTGGATTGTCTTGCCCTGTTCTCTTTTCTATATACCCAGCTGCATATCCCAGGAATAATGATGCGACCTCTATTCTTGCAAGCCTTACAGCTTCCCGGCGGCTCTTAGTGATGGTGTACGCGCTCCCCTCGCGTACCCATCGAAGCCAAACTTTTCTGCTATTCATTGCTCACCCTCCGCGCTTATTCGGGTGTCTGCCATTCTCCGAATCTCTTTCAATATCTGAGTGTCCGCTCTCTCTATAAGCGCCTGAATTGTCGAACGCAATAGATCTTCATTGCGCGGGCTAAAAAGAGCCTGAACAATTACAGAAGCCAGTTCGCTGTAATTCTCTAAATTGTCCCAATAGCTCCATGTATAATTGAAGTCCACACCTTTTGATGGCGTATCCTTACAGCCAGCAACAAAAAAGAAACAGGCCGGCTTTATCATCTCTTTGCACGCGTCGCCTACATACTCTCTCACTTTGTCCGCCTCTGTGAAGAATTTCAGGCTATCAGTATCAAACACCTTAAACGCCATCTCTTACGCCTCCTTCTTTTCGGCCTCGATCGCCTCAACAATCGTAGAAAGTGAGATGCTTATTATCTCGATGTCTGAGACGCTGCCTTTCATTTCGTCTTTCAAACGCAGGTAGGTGCCTTCAAACGTCCTCTCCTCAATCATGTAACGAAAGTTCTGCTTCTTCTCGATTCCGTAATCATCGGTTGTAGTTAATGCCAGCTTTGCAATAAAGATAGGATAACCATCGGGGCGAAACCCGTTTACAGTCGCCTGTAAAAACGCCTCTTTGATCTGCATTTTTGTGACTTCCTCAAGTGAGAAATTGAAGCCTTCTAAATGCTCCTGAATGATCGTCGCGGCGTCCGTTACGGAAACGGCCTCAACTGCATACTGCTCTTTTACGTCTTCTCTTCTCTCGCCGTCTTCGTTTGTCTTTTCGGCGAAAATCACTTTGCATTTATACCATGCCATGATTCTGTTCCTCCCCTTATGCTTTGCGTTCCTTATTCATGCGTGTCTGTTTGGCTTCCAGCTTACGGAAGTCCACGGTTTTCACCTTGGCCACGATACGGTGGCCGGTGCGATCGAGTAAGCCCATCGGCGTTTTGAGCACCAAACCCTCGGCGGGGAGCGTTGGGTCGGCGGCGATCATCGATGTAAAGCCGCGGCGGACGAACTCGACGGCCTCCGGGATGGTCATGTAGCCCACGAGGGGGACGGCCTTTATCCCCAGCACGTCGGCGATGCTTTCCACTTTATCGCGCAGCAACCACCAATCGCCCACGCGGACGTCGAAGAGAATGAAGTCGGCGCCGCCCTTTGTGTAGCGTCCGCCGCTTTGGATCTTCTCCCCGTACCCCTCGCCGTAAAGCACGATGGTATCTTTCATGGGGCGTACGGCGGGGTTGAGTTGCTCCGTCATCTTGTCAACAGGAAAGAGCTCCTCAAGGCGCTTGAGTAAGTGTTCGGGGATCTGTGCAGCGTCTGTGCGGCCGCGAAACTCTACGCCCACAGGCGCACCTTCGGTAGCGGGCGGGGTGATGATGATGCGAATGTTGGTGCCGTCCACCTTCTCGGTGGCTTCCCATTTCGTGTTGGCTAAATACTCAAACATGGGATCTGCCCACGCATCGGGCATAATCACATTGTTGCTGTCACGCTTGAATAGCGTATTGATCTTCTGATACTCTGTTTTTGTTTCCATAATGATGTGTGATGTTTATGTGTTGTGATTAAATGAGTTCGATAGTTTGCCCACGGTCGGCGGTGATGACCTCGCGGCCGGTGGCGCGGGCAATTGTTTTCTTGAATTGAGCCGCGTCAGAGTTGCGGTCGGAGAGGTGAATGAGGATGATGCGGCGCGTCTCGCTGAGGTCGTTGGCCTGAAGCGTCTCGCGGCAGGTGTCGAGGCTCATGTGGCTCTCGATCACGCGCACGCGCTGCGCCTCGGAGACAATGCCCGCCCGAGCGTTCTCGGCCAGCAGGGCGGCGTCGTAGTTACACTCGAGGAGCCATGTCTTTACGCCGTCGAACGTGTAGGGCAGGAAGCGCGTGTCGGTGGCGAAGACCAAAGCGCCTATCTCGGGGTGCGCCACCATGAAGCCCAGCGGCTCGGCGGCGTCGTGCTTCACGTCGAAGGGGAGCACACGGAAACCACCTACGTGGAAAGGCTTGGGCGGGCGCACGGGGTGCGAGAATGTCGAGGCAAGCACCTCTTCGGGGAGCTTCATCAGTGTGCCCTCAGAGGCGTAGAGCGGCAGGGCGGCCTTGATGTACTTCAGGGCGTGCCGGGCATGGTCGCCGTGCTCATGGGTGAGGAGTACGCCGGCCACACGCCGGAGGTCGAAGTCGACGGCGCGCTGGAGGTCGGCGAGCGGGCACCCGCATTCGATGGCGAGTGCCTCGCGGCCGTTATCCAACACGTAGCCGTTGGCGGCGGATGAGCTTCCTAATACGATGAGTCGCATGGCGGTGAATCATTAAATGTTAGTTATACCTAGTTCGGCGAAGTAGGCGGCGATTTGGCGATCGAGTTCGGTGCGACGTGCCTCGAGATTATGGATGCGGTGCATGACGTCGTGCAGATCAATGGGCTCTTCCTCTTCGTAGGTGTCGATGTAGCGCGGGATGTTGAGGTTGTAGTCATTCTCGCGGATTTCTTGGATCGGCACGCGGCGCGAGTATCGCGACTCTTCGCGGCGGTGGCTATAGGTGTCGACGATGTGTCCAACGTCGTCCGGCTCGCCATTCTGCCCCATGCGCAGGCGGTTCTGCTTCTTGTCTTTGGCATACTCTCGGCTGGCATCGATAAAGAGCACATCGTCGGGGCGGGCGCACTTCTTGAGCACAAGGATGCAAACAGGGATCCCGGTCGAGAAGAAGAGCTTCTCGGGCAGGCCGATGACGGCGTCGATACGGCCATCTTCGATTAGTTTGCGGCGGATACTCCCCTCTACGCTGCCACGGAAGAGCACGCCGTGGGGCAGGATGATGGCCATCGTGCCGTCCTCCTTGAGATAATGCAAGCCGTGGAGCAGGAAGGCCATATCGGCAGCCTTCTTGGGGGCGAGACCGTAGTTGCAAAAACGGGCGTCGTAGGCCAACTCTTCGCGGGGTGCCCATTTGAGGCTGAAGGGTGGATTGGCCACAATAGCGTCGAAGCGGATGGCCTTGTTCGGGTCGTCGGGTACAAAGACCTCTCGCCATTCGTTGGTCAGCGTATTGCCGTGGAAGATCTTGAAGGCGTCGTCCTTGATGCCGTTCAGAAGCATATTCATACGGGCCAGATTGTAGGTGGTAATGTTCTGCTCCTGTCCGTAGAATGTGCCGACGCTGTTGGGGTTTGGCATCTGTCGGCGGACATTGAGCAGGAGAGAGCCGGAACCGCAGGCGAAGTCAAGCACGCGGGGCAAATACTGGCGTGGGCCGCGCGATGGGTCTTGGCTGTCAAGCACCACGATGCGCGCCAGAATGGTGGAGGCGGTTTGCGGGGTGTAGAACTCGCCGGCCTTCTTACCCGCCCCAGAGGCGAACTGAGCGATAAGGTATTCGTAAGCATCGCCCAGATCGTCTGCGTCGGTGGAGTAGTCAGCTATGCCCTCGTTGATCCTACGGATGATGGTGCAGAGCATGTCGTTCTTGGCCGCGTGGCCTTTCCCCAGTTTGTCGGAGTGAAGGTCGACCTCAGAGAAGAGTCCACGGAAACTGCTCTGAAACGAATGCTCTTCGATGTGTCGGAAGCCATCCTCCAGCGTTCGGAGCAGATCGCCGCTTTGCGTGTTGGCGAGTTCGGCCATGTGGCTCCAGAGATACTTGGGGTGGATGACGTAATGGATGCGGCGGCGCATCTTGTCTTCAAATTCGTCGGTGTCTTGTGGGTGAAGCTCATACCAGACTTTCAGTGGGGTCTGCCCACTGAGTAGACTGTCTGGCGAAGGATATGCGTCGCCGAGGACATCGCGTGCGGCCTGCTCGTAGCGTCCGGAGAGGTAGCGCAGGAAGAGGAAGGCGAGGATGTGATCTCGGAAGTCGTCTGCATTCATCGAGCCTCTCAGCTCTTCGGACACAGTCCAGAGAGCTTTCCCGAGGGTTTGTCTATCTTTTGTAGGCATAAGGGTGGGTGTTTGCGTGTTGAGTGGAGGGGCTACATGTCTCCGAATCAAAAGGGCACTGCCGCGGCGGCGGGGGCGGCTGCGGGCGCCGGCGAGGCTGGGCCTGTGGCGGGTGGTACGTTATCGATGCTGAGTGGGGTGCGGTTGGCCTCGGCGGCCTTCTCGCGTTCGAGGCGCTGGGTGACGTCTTCGTAGGTGGCGTCTTCGGGGATGCCACGCTCTTCGGCGGTGTACATGGCGCCGAGCTGCGTGGGGAAGGCTTCGCGCAGGGCTTGCACGACGGCCGTCTTGCGGATCATGGTGGCGCGCATGGCGTTCCAAGTGGACTGCTTACGATCGTACTCTGCGAGCGATACGCGCGCCGTGGAGGGGTACTTGCGATCCGTCCTGTAGACGCGCGCCCAGCCGCCGAGCAGCTGATCCTCGGGGAGGAGCAGTGCACCCTCTTCCTCGACGATGTCGCTGCCGCGCTTGACGATCAGGCCGGCCTGCAGCCCGTCGAACTCGGGGCAGCTCTCGGCGCGCTTCAGCAGCGCTTCTTTCGAGACGATCATCTGGGCCGGCTTGTCGCCGTACTTGACGAGGTAGGCCTCATTCAGGAAGGGGTTCAGGCGGTTGTATTTGCAGATGGCGATGAATTGCACAATGTCTGCCCGGGGGACGTTGCTACCGCGTGTGAGGAAGTCGGTGACGATCTTCTCGCTCAGGGCGACTTCTTCGCCGTTTACGGTGTAGCGGGTGATGCCTCTCTCTTGGGGCGTGGCTGTGCCCTGCGGCTGCATGGCCGGGGCGGTGGGTGTGGTGGCTGTTGTTTCCATTTCTGTTTGTGTGTTGGGGCCTGAAGGCCCGTTGAATTGTTTAGGCGTTTATCTGTTTGGGTGGGGGCGGTGGACATGTAGTCCAGCCGCCCCTCACCGTGGTTGGTCATTCGGCCGCTTCCTTCGTTTCGGGTTGGAAAACGGCGGCGGCCTCGTTCAGTACGGCGGCCAGCAGGGAACTCTTTAGGCCGTCGGGCAACGGGGTGCTGGTAGCGCTCAAATAGAGGCCCACGGATCCGTCTGGCCCGGCCTGTGCGCTGCCGAAATACTGCGTACTGCCGTCTTTGGCGGTGCGCCGAAAGCTGGCCGTGAGTTCAACGGGCGTGCCTTCTGGATTGCGTTCTACACTGATCTCGACGGTCACATTGCCGCCGGCTGCGGGCACTTCGATCGTGCCCCGGGTGATTTGCTCTGTTACGTTCATTTTGTTTGGGGTTTATTGAATGGTTGGATAAAGGACACGGCCTCGGAATGGCTGAGCCGGATCGTACGACCGTCGGCGTCCATGAAGTTGTAGTGATTGATCCCGGGATACACGAAGGTCACGTACTCTGGGCCCATCGGGCCGTTGGTGTAGACGTATTGCTCACCGTGTTGGAAGGGGATTTGTGCCATAGGAATCGGGTGCGTTTTGAGGTGGATGTTTGCGTTTGAGTCGGGCGAGGAACTGGAGGCCGCGCTCCGTCCAGACGGTGACCTCGATCGGGGTCTTGTCCTCGCCCTTACGGCCGGCGGCCATCGTCACCGTCTGGGTGTACCCTCGAGCGTCGTAGGGCGGGAGGAGCACCCAAAGCGTGTAGTGGCGACTGAGCAGTCGCAGGTCGCGGAGCCACGCTCGGAGCGCATACCCATCGGCAAAGCGGAGCTTCCGGGCGGCGCGTTCGAAGCCGTACAGACGGGCCTCGATGAGCTTCTGGGGCGTGTAGGCCCCGTGAAGGCGGCGCCGGGCTTCGAGCAGCTCCTCGCGTTCGAGGCGCATGCTGGCGGGTGTCAGTTCGGCCCGTGTGCGATCGTCGGGCACCCATTCGGGGTGCAGCTCGTAGATGCGTCGCCAGAACCGTCCGCTCGTGGCCTTGTAGGTGTAGAGCATGCGCATCACAGGGTCGGGCAGCTCGTAGACGGCCCGAAGCAGGTGGGACGGCGTCGCCGTGCGATGCAAGACGATGTGCTCGCGGCGATCCGGCAGACCTGCGTTGTAGCGCTCCAGCGCCTTATTGATCGTGTCGGCCACGTTGGCGTTTGCCATCTTGAGCTCGTGGGATAGTTCGAGGGTGGTCATGGGGGGGGGGCGGCGGGGCTGGTTATCTCAGTTCCTTATTCATCTTCTCGACGCACCTTCTGTTGCTGACGTGAGAGCGTGCTTACGCGATCCTGCTTCATGGCACGCGTGGGGTAAACGAGGCGCATGCCTACGT